CCCTACATCACAGCCGATGGCCCTGCCTTGCGGGTAATACCTAACGACCGCTTCGTAGTGGTATCAACCGATCCCGTAAACCCAACGAAGCCGACAATGGTTATCCTGCTTGCTGGTCAAGACAGCGACATGAGGGAAATCTATTGGGTGTACACTGATACCGAGTTCGCTATCGTGAAATCAGACGATACCATTGACTTCAATGGCATGGCTAAAATGGGTTCCGACGGGTCAAACCCCTACGGAGTGCTTCCATTTGTTTACGTCAATCAATCCGCCTTTAGGCTTATTCCCGTGCCCGATGTAGACACCATTCGCATGGCTGAATTCGTGCCATCAGCCCTTACTGACCTCAATCTAGCATCGTGTTTTGCGTCGTTCTCGATGACCTACATCAAAGACGGCAATATTGAAAACCCTACTTACGCGCCAAATGCTCTGTGGTTTTTGAAGTCTGATGACCCTGAGAAGGAAGTCCAGATAGGGACACTAAAGCCCGAAGTGGATTATCAAGAGGTTTTAAACCTGATCCAAGCCGAAATGTCCATGTGGCTTGGCTCGAAAGGTATCAAGTCAGGGGCGATCGGTCAACTGACAGCCGAGAGCGCGGCGTCTGGCATTGCTAAACTTATTGACGAGGCCGACACTTTTGACGTGCGCCAGACTCAAACCGTTTCATATTCAAAAGCAGAACGCCAACTGTGGAACTTGATTCTACACTACATGCACCCTATTTGGGTGTCACAGGGCCTCGTAGAGAACACGTCAATATTCACAAGCGGAGCGGCTGTCGTTAGTCGTTTCGCCGTCGTCCCAGTAGGTACGCAGCGTCAACAGTTGATCGCTGAACAGCGCGAGGAATACGCGGCAGGGTTTACCACGAGAACACGCGCTATCGCAGCACTAAATCCTCAGCTTTCAGCGCAACAGGTGGAAGCCCTTGAGGCTGAAATTGACGCCGAGCGCGGTATAGGTCAGGAGCAAAACAATGACGACTCAACAGACGTTCAAGATTGATTTATCCGACTACGAACTGACTAGGGATCAGCGCCGCGAGGTTGCTGATTTGGCTATCGAGCGTATCTATGACCGCTCAAACAAGGGTAAGCATTTAGATAAAAACTTTGAGCACGTTGAGCCTATGCCAAAATATAGCGCCGCATATGAGGCAAGCCTTGATTTTAAGATCGCTGGGAAGAAAAAAGGAGGAAAGCCAAACTTGCAATTATCAGGCGATATGTTGGCCTCAATTCGCCTACTTAAAGACAGGCGCGACGAGATAACGATAGGCTTCCTAGCTAGTGACAAAGAAAACAACGGCAAGGCCGAAGGTAACATGCTCGGCACATACGGCACAGATACGCCTAACGCTAAGAAGGCACGACGCTTCCTTGGCCTGACACCACGAGAAATAAAGTTGATCATCCAAGAGGTGCAAAATGGCTAGACAACGCCCCACCGTTGCGATGAAGCGCATTGTGGATAACCTCAAAAAGAATTTTATCCAGGTGGCGAAGGGTACGGCCTACAAGAAAACCGCCCAGTTCGCAGCCGAGATTGTCGTCAAGCGCACGCGTTTAGGCTACGGTGTATTTAAACACCTTGGCCCTCGCGGGAAGTTTATGGCCCTCGCAGACCGCACAGTAGAGGCTCGCAAAAAGATGAAGACCATGGGGATGTTGTCCTCACTGACCACTCCAAAACGCTCAAATCTCACAGCAACAGGTCAAATGCTTGACTCCATCGACACAGTTAAACGCGGCGATAAATGGTACATTGAACCGACAGGCAGACGCTCGGACGGCCTTACCAACTACGAGGTGGCAGAGTTTGCGCACAAGGGAAGCCGCAACCGCCCACCGCGACCATTTATGAATATATCCCAGTTCACAGGTTTGATAAAAAAGTTAAAAATGATAAGATAATAACCAGTCACAAACCAAGGATGGTATACGATGACCGAGCAACAGAACGCTCCTGTGGAGCAATCTGGTCAGCCTGTGGCCGCACCAGAGAGTCAAACCGACGGCAAATCAACTATAGCATACGACACGCATCGGAAACTACTCGACGAAAAAAAGAAGGTACAAGCCCAACTTGACCAGCTTTTACGTGAGAAAACCGAGCGCGATGAAGCCGAAGCAAGGAAGCGCGGCGACTTCGAGGCCCTACTAAAGGCGCGTGAGGATGAATTGAGCAAAGAGCGGGCGGCACGGCAGGAGCTAACCGACCGCATCACTCAGGGAAGAAAGTTGAACGCCGTTATTGATGCTTTGGGCGGGAATGTTGACCAAAAATGGTTGCGACTAATTGACACCGACGACGTGGTGGTGAACCCCGAAACTGGTGAAGTCGATCAAATGACCGTAGCGAGAGCGGCTGAGTCGCTCAAAAAGCAATGGCCTGAGATGCTTCGCAAAACCGCAGCCCTGCCAAACGCAGCGCCAGCGGGTAACGGTGGAGGGATTATTTCTCGTGCGGAATGGCTGAAACTTTCTTCAAAAGAAATGATGAAATATAAGCCGGATCAAATAACGGATTGATTTTAAAAACGCCAAACTTTCAAGGAGTGAAAAATGGCAACAACGAATTTATCGGCAGTAAACGACCAAATCCAAAAATACTGGGCGCCTGTTTTCACAAAACGCTTGCGTGAGAACCTGATTCTCGGCTCATTGGTAAACAAAGATTACGAGGGCGCAATCGCTCGCCAAGGCGACACCGTTCGCGTTTCTCAGATCGTTGATATCGACGGTCAGCTTTTGACCGTAGGAACCGACGCTGATAGCTTCTCTCCTGAAGCCGTCACCACGACCTACGTTGATATCAAAGCCGACAAGCGCGCCGTCGCGTCTGTTGAATTCTCTGACCTCGTAGAACTTCAAAGCCAAGTGGACCGCAACAAAGTCCAGGATACTTTGATGTTCGCTATGAGCCGTCAAATCAACAACTACCTCTATAGCCTCGTCAGCCCTTCCACTTCCGCGCCTGATCACCTGATCTCTGGCGTGGCAGACTTCAACGCGACACAACTCGGCGCTTGCCGCGTTCTCGCCGCTCAAGCGAAGTGGGCAGAGGACAACAACTGGTATGCGTTGCTTGATCCTCAATACTACCAAGACCTTCTCAACAGCACGACTGTTGCCTCTAACGAGTTCGGAGCAACTGACGCTCCTAGCATCGGTGGCAAGATCGCCCTCAAGAGAATGGGCTTTAACGTACTTCAGGACAACAGCCGCACAGTCGATCAAGGTCTTTTGTTCCACCCCGATTTCATGCACATGGTTCAGCAGACTGAAGTACAAGTCAAAATTTCTGACCTCCACGCTCAGAAAAAATTTGGCTTCGTTATGTCTGTTGACCTCGTGTTCGGTGCAAAACTCGGCCTCCAAGGCGACGTTAAACACATTAAGGTATTCAACACATAATGCTTGAATTTGACTCTTTAAACCCGTACCAACGGCTTGAAACCATTTCGGCTGGCTCCCTTGAGGAGCTGGTCGTTATGGTACGAGCTATCAAGACGCCTATCAAAATTGTTAGCGTTCACAGTAATGCGACCCTGACAAGTTGGAAGGCCCTCGTGTGCGGTGACGTGCGTGCGGCTACGAAAATTAAGCAACAAAAAACAAAAATAAAGGAGCAATAATATGCCTTCAGTTGTTGACGTAAAGGAAATTGGTGGGGAATTTAAAAACGACGAGTATACCCTGCGCGTTGTCTATGACTTCTCAAAAGACGCTGGTGCTATCGGCACTATCGACCTTTTCGAGGCGAAGTCTGATATCGTTTTGACTGGTTTTCACGCGGTTGTTAAAACTGCGGTAACATCCGCAGGAGCGGCGACCGTTGAAGCCGGTTACACTGGAGACACCGACGGCCTGATGACGGCTAAACTTCAAGCGGCCTTGACAGTAAACACTGTCGTCCCTGAAGACGGTGCGTTTGCTGGCGCTCGCCGCCTTGCCGCTGGCGACAAAATTACTCAAACCGTTGCCGTTGCTGCATTGACAGCAGGTCGCGTTGAGTACGTTATCAAGTATATGTCCTACTAATAAACTTGACCCTTCGCCTGTTGAGGTGCTTCTGTGTCAATTCCTGCTCATGTAAATGATCGCGAGTACCAGAAATTTGCCGAAACAGGCGAGGGGCTTGTAGCAGTTCGCACAGCGGATGATAATACCATATTAAATATTAGCGGGATTATTACCGAGGTTGTGCTTAATGACACAACATGGACGGCACTCCCTGCAACACCTCTGGCAACACGCAAAACTCTATCCATTCAAAACACATCAAATACCCCCGTTAAAATAAACTACAGCAATGCCGTTTCTGGATATGTTGGCATGGACGTATTAACCAAAGGCGGCGAAAGAACTTACAACATTGACGCAACTGTTTTTTTATACGGTAAATCATCGGCTGGAAACGTAACCGTGAATGTTGAAGAGGCGGGCTAATGGCAAACATTAACCCAACAATACCACCTAGTTCTGGCGGCGGCGGAACGGCTGGCGTTACTACAGTAAATGGCCGTGACGGTGATGTAACGCTTTCAAAAGCAGATGTTGGCTTGTCCAATGTTAATAATACAAGTGACGCCGCCAAACCAATTTCCACTGCAACGCAAAATGCTTTAAACTTAAAAGCAGACACTTCTGCGCTTGGCACAATTGCCTCGCACAACTTAACAATATCAACGGCAACACCTACAGGCGGCGCTGACGGTGATCTTTGGATAAGGATTTAAAAATATGCAACTACGCATTGTAGATACTACTGACAAGCAACACCTCGGCCATGTTTTTGAGTATGATGTTCAAAGCCCACCAGCATCAGTTGAATTACCTGACGGCGACGTTTTTTATATTATGAGGCGAAAAATATCGGGCGGTTATTATAAGCTGTTTGGCTTTAATTACCTAATTTGGGCGGTGGAAGTTGGCTAACCAAGTCGTATCAACTTCGCTTAATTATGATAGTGCTTCCATTCTTGGACTTGCTAATGGTGAAACAATCACTGTTCAAAGCGATGCTGTTTTAACCATGGATTCTGATTCTCGTTGGGGTCAAAACGCGGCTGTCTTTGGAAACATCACAATTAGCCAAGGAGAGCTATTTGTCGATGGAACAAAAGTCTGGTGGGTTCCTTTTGATGGGGGAACTGGTAATGTCCCATCTCTGGGCACTGTCGGTACACCCGATGTGACTCGTAGCGGAAACAATGTCGGAGAATTTCTCGGCATCTTTACCGCGCTTGGAGTAGCTCCAAGTAGCGGTGCAATGCCAGCGACAGGGTTTTTAAAGCTCCGAACTAAGACAGTAACTTTCGCTGACAACGATGTTCTAACATTAACAGGCGGCGCAACCGTAACTGTAAATTCAACGACCGGAGGTCAACGTGGTTGGCTTCATATTGTTGGCGCAGAAACGCTTGCTGTTTCTGTACCGCGTCTTGGAAAAGTAACTATTACAGGCGATTGGTTTGATTTAGGGGTATCCAACGGCACAAGCGGCCAAGTGTTTCAACATTATGTTTCTGACTTTGTTTCAGCTTTACAGGTAGAAACAGGCTCAGGAACAGGCGTTTATGAGTGGTGGGGCTGTGTCCCTTCGGCAGAATTTACAGCGACAAACTGTTCTACCGATGACCGAGGCAGGTATTATACCTGTTCGTCGGCTGGTGTAATTACTTTTGGTGGTGCGACATTTGGAAAGCTTCCACCTAACGGGGCAAAAATAAGAGTGCCTAATATTCATTTGTCCAGCAGCCCTAGCCCATATACGGCAAATGCTGTTTCAGCAACAACTAGCAACAGATATGTGATCGCGTCAACCGGTGGAATATTAGATATTCAATATCTAAGTTGCAACGGCAGTGTGTCTTGCAGTAATGCTCCGCTTTATCAAGTGAAATATTCAACTGCCGCCGACGGTGGCTGGTCAGACAACGCGGTTTTTGGTTCGTCGCCAAATTCAAATAACTCTCAAGTGCG